TCACCGCCGACGATAATATTCTTAGAAACTGCTAGTCCGCCTAATGTTCTTACTGATCCATTTTCTAAGTTAGTTGCATCGTCTGTAGAATTACTTAAAATTGTACCAGTTAATTCTAGATTTCCTAAAATGTCTAATGCTTCAGTAGGAGACTGAGTATTAATTCCAACCTTGTCCTCAACTACACGAATAATTGTATTGGGCTGACCTGATCGACTTGTTTGGATATCAATAGCAGCACCTGCTGTTGAATTGTAAATTGTAGAATTAGCATTTGAAACACTTAAACGGAAGTTACCGTCAGTACCAACAGTAAGCCCTGCGTTATCCTTAACGTTAAATTGCTTTTGAATTGTTCCGATTTCGTCAGTTCTTAAAAAACTTGTAGAAGGAATTGTATTTGTACCAACTACTAGTCCTTCAGCTGATGTAGCAATACCAACAAACTTTGGTGTAAAAGCTCCTGCGCCAATGTCTGTTCTAGTTGTTAAGTTAATACCTGTTCTAATTAAAGAAAATCCCTGAATTGATATTTTTGGTACAAACTGATCTCTACTGATAATAGATACTGGGATGTCATCAGTATAGAATATGATAACTGTTCTTTTTAAGTTATCGATGTCGAACAACGATTCAACTAGCGGGCCTGAACGTGTGCCTTCGCTGAATTGCGGGCCAACTAATATCCAGTTTGTGCCCGACCAAAGATATAACTGTTGAGTTGATGTATTGACCCACAAGTCGCCCACATCAGCATCTGTCGGTTCATTAACCGCAGTCTTAATGTTACTGGTGGTTTTCCAACCAATACCATCAAAAACAAATAATCTGTTTTCATTAGAATTATACCACAGTTGCCCAATTACTGCTTTTGCTGTAGAAGGTGCAACATCACTGGCAAAATTTTCTAATAAATGTAAAAAGTTTTCAGCAATTAATTTACCATATCCTGTTTGATTTCTTCCAGGCAACGTTAAACTAGTTGCTGTATTTGGTGTGTTATCAACGACTTCTAACGGTTCTGGATTTAAATTGTCGTCTGTAAAGAATACGCTATATGTCATTTTTATACCTCAGTAAAACCGGTTAAGCTTTGTACTCGAACGGTATAATCTATTTGAATTAATCGATTTAATGATTTTTGCACAGGGTGAAAAATAACATGAGTTAAAAGCCTGCCAGTTCCGGCTGCTTTTAATCCCAATTCATCAAATACAAATTCGCCGGACAAGTCAGTTGAATTGTCAAACGCCTCTTGGCCGCTTGGTTCGCCGTAGTCTAATAAACAGGAAACTAAAATATCAGAATAAGTTGCTCCGCTGATATGTCTAACTTCCATTTTATTTCTAATGTTATCAGTATTAATAGCAGAATTTTGATCAACAACTTTTAGATAAGTTTGATTATATAAACTTGAATTTATACCCACAGTGTTTGGAGTCAAATAGGTAATTAACCCTGTTGGATCTACCACTGTACCTCCGTTGCCAAATACCATTTCTGATATCCATCCTTGACCTTGGTTTGATAACGCACTAGCCATTGCTACTGACATATTTTCGTAGTGTATAGCGTTTCGTTTATCTATGAAAACTTCTTTAGTTTCAGGGTCAAATATTTTAATATGACCTTCAACATGAAATCCCATATTCTCGTCAGGGCGAGAAATTGGTATATTTTTATCTGTATTTTGTGGCATAATTTTAGACTCGTCTTTTTCCATATATGTATTTATTAGAGCAATTTTGTTGTTCGCTGTTGCAGGAATTTAGCAATAGGTGTAGTATTTTGGCTCAGCGTAACGCCTGTTGTAACTTCGTCGGCGCCTTGATTATACCAAACTTTTCCAGTTCGTTTAATAACTGTAATACGTGCTCCGGCTGGCGGAGTTTGGGTAATTCTTATAGCATTTGTTTGATTATCAACTGAAAATTCTGCTTCTAAAGTGACATCTCCCGCTGGACTGTAAGATCCTACTGTAGAATCATACACTGTAATTGGATCCTTTCTCAAGCGGCGACCTTGAACAAAAACTTCAATAGTATCGCAAGGATAAAAATTGTCCGGAATAGAATTTGTATATGTAAATTCTACTAAGATTCCTTGCTGATTTTTTCTTGCTGCTGGAACAAACGGTAATCCTGTATAAATTTCAGAACTACCATCTGCTACAAAATCGTACCTATCTTGTGATTCTTTGTAAGGAACAATTTCTCGATATCCTACATCCACAACATAAGATTCTACAGGATGGGTAATTGCTATAGAAGTTCCTAATGTTCCTCTTCTTAGATCCTTTAACACATTTCCAACTTTGCGTAGATACTCAATTCTTTCACCGTTAATTGTTACAATTCCCGGCAATTTTAATTGAGGAGTACTTAATGTAGTAGCATCATTAACTTCCATTTCGTCATCGTAATAGTTAAGTTCTTTAGTTAGCTTAACATCCGTAACTGTATATCTATTATAGTGATGACTATTTAAAATATCTTTAAAAATTTCAAAAGCAAATGGTTGTTTATAAACCTCAGTAGCAAAAGAAATTATTTCTATTTCATCATCTTCTGTATTACTATCTTTTAGATAAACAGTATTTCTTGGATAGTCAATATAGAAATCCACATCTGGAGTTAATCTGTCTCCGTTTTTATAAACCCAAACATAAGACACTCCTAACGGAGCTCGTTGAAGTGGGTAATTTAATTGGCCACCAGTTCTAACATCTTTAACTAAATCTACTGACGAGTAACGATCAAACCAAATAATATCAATTTTATCACCGGCTGTTAAAATTACATCATTAGATAACACAAGATTATTATCAATAATTTCATATTGCACTGCTTCGTATGTTTCTACTCGGATAACATCACCGTGGTTTATATTTTGTTTAATAACATTAACACTGTTTGTAGCAGCTGAGAATTCATATTCAATACCAAATATTAGTGGAATATTGTTAATATAAGCTCTTACCTGAGCTTGAACAATTCCGCCAAATGTTTTTAATGGATCTCGTCCAACATTAACTATTCTATTTGTTCCGTCATATGTCTGTATAACGGTGTCAGCACATCTTAACAACTTATTGTTTAACTCAACAATAACGTTACCTGTAGCTGACGCTTGTAATTCAACAAAATCAGTCACAGCATATGTACGCTGAGAAGTATTAGTAACTGTTATAGTTTGATAGTTTGCTCTCACAATAGAATTGTCAGTTCCTGATTCGCCTGAAAGAACAATAATAGATACTTTAGATCCATTAGGTGGGGCAATACCAAACTCAACTAATGCTTTGTCGATATTATTAACAACACCGTTACTGTTAACAAATGCTACAGGAGTTGTTGAATAATCCACGGTAGCAAACACTCGACCGGCTTCTGCGTAAGATGCTGCTGTTAAGAAATATCGATTTGAACCGTCGCCTACAAATTCTCTATAATCTAAAATTTCAACACCGCCGATACTTATTGAAAATATTTCAATTAATGAATTATTAATCGGTGCTGTTAAAAATCTTATTTGTTGTGTATCTGATACAAATGTATAATCAACATCAACTTCTTGTTTCACCTTATCAACAAACACAATAACAGAAGAATTTTCAAGAATAGTTTGTCCTATATTGTATAAAATAGTTGTGCCATCAGCGGTATAAATTCTTGACAATATCGCAGGTGCTCCTTGTCGATCTGAATGGAATACTTTTATGCTTACAGATTCTAGTACTTGCCCCGGAATGTTTTCTTCAGGAGCAGGAACTTGATCAGGACTTATAAACTTATCACCTTCGATAACTATCTCAGCTGCGGTTAACCCTGTTGCCGTTGAATAGGCTCCATTAATTGCGTTTGGTGCAACTAAGTTTCCTGTAGTATTGCTAGATAACAATCCACCGCTAACGTCGGCGTCGATTAGGTTAGCGTCTGTAATTGATAAAGAACCATCGCTAGTATCTGGACGGAATATCAGCACGTCGCCGTCTTGTATCGTTACCGCTGGAGGAATTACTATTGACCGCGTTGATCCATCACCAATAAATGTATCCATTACTGCTGTATCTATCGGAGCATCACTCAATACTAGTATATTTTGCAATACTTGATCTAATGTTTGTTCCAACAAAACTACTGACTGAGTAGCGGTATTGTATTCTGTAGTTGCCGTTGCTAGTGCTGAATTAGCATTAGATAATGCTAAAATCAACGGTGCTTCAGCAGCCTCTAATGCGTCTAAAGTTACATTTAACGCATCAATTTCATCTTGCTTATCATTGATTTCTGTTTGTTTATCATCAATTGCAGAAACTATAGCATCAAGTTGATTCACCAATGTCTGATATGCTGGATTAGGAATAACATTCGATGGTGGAACAAAAATTGTAGGCGGAGTTGAAGCAATTTGTATTTCTATCGACGATTTTTGATTATTTAAAACACTCAACTCGACCTGTAAATCTCCTCGATCGTTTTCGGCCTGTGTAATGTCGCTTTCAATAGATGAAATTTCTAGTTGTTTGTTCAACAATAGTGTATTAGCAGAATTTCTATCAATCTGAGCTTGATTTAACAAATTTAATTTTTGTTGTTTAATAAGATTTTGATTAATAATTTGAGATTCTAATGTAGTCTGTTGATCTTCTAAATTGTTTCTTCTCTCATTTAAATTTTGTCCCTGAAGAACTGTCACAAACTCAGTATAATTTGTATCGTCAATTCTTTCGTAAATTCCTGTAACAGAATTTCTTAGATAAATGTTGATTGCTTGCCCATCTAGTGGCACTTCGGGCAATACAAACATATTTGTAGTTCCGTCGGCAGTAATATAAAAATCTGAATTTAAAGAATCAACGCTATCCCAGCCTTCCGTAAACCAAGGCAGTGCATCCCAGCCGCCGCTGACGTCTAGTGTGGCACCTTGAACTACTACTCCACCAAAGTCTATTCCTGTTATTAGTTGAGAATAGTCGTAATCAATCTTAATGATTTCTTGCGTAATATCATCTCTAATAACAGTTTTTTCTAATCCTATCATTCCATCTGTAGGATTATAATATTTGTCTATCCTGTTGAGAGAATCTAATGATTGGTCATTTTTCTCATATTCAACAGTTACAAGAATGGTTTTTGCTGGTGCTGAATTAAGTGTTAGTTTTCCTACTTGGATAGTTAATCCATTAACTTTAGTAGTATCAATAGATACACTGTACTGGCCGGTTAATAGCTTTTGTCCTGGTGAAGTAGTTGTATCAGTTATTAATTTTGTATAGACATTTACCTTTGTCTTGTCAAGTGCTGCAGGATATTTTAACTCAAATACAGTCTTACTTCCAGTGCCAGTAAAGGTTTGAATTTCTTTAAATTTCTCATCCAACGCCTTGGCTGTAAATGTAGATGATTTACTTACTCTATCAAATTTCATCGATACATCAAAAGTTCTTGCTTTTGTGTTTCCAATTACCGCAATAGCAGTTGCAGCGTTTGATAAGTTAGTTCCAACCCCGCCTACTAATTTTACCGTTGGCGCAGAAATATATCCAGTTCCGCTGTTAGTTAATACTATTCGACTAACTTTTCCATTAGAGATAAATGCTCTAGCAGACGCACCTGTGCCACCGCCTCCTTCAAATACCACAATCGGAACAGTTTTATATCCGGATCCAACGTTAGATACTTGAATGTCTATTACTGAGTATTTGTAATTGTCTAACCAGTATTTCCATGGATATGTATCAATTTCAGTAGAAATAATTTTAACAGGTTCAATACTGTTAGTATCAGGATTATATACCGAAGGAACATCGAAGTCGCTGAAACTTGTCGATGTATTTTCAGTTCTAATATATCTACTTGTATATTCTCGTATCTTAGTTCGGTACGGTTTGACTTCTTCTATATACTTTTGATAGCTAGGTAAATTGTCACTCTTGTAAGTGATCTTTTGTGTTAAATTTCCAACGTTATGGATGGCATTAACAAAACTTGTTTTAAACGCCCAATCTACATATAACTGTTCTGAAAATGCATAATGAATATTAGCAAAGAAAAGTTTATTCCATTCTACTCGCAGATCATCTAAGAAAATATCATTCTTAACAGATTCTAAAATAATTCTAAACTCTCTAGCCGAAGACTGATCGTATCCATTACTATCAAATGATGTAGTCTTATCATATCCTGTAGAATTACTTTCAGTGTTTATAAAACTGTCATTTATTTGTATTGTTCCGTTTGATCTACCAACAAGTCGATACTTATCGAGTATAGTTGAATTTTCTATAGACGTTCTTTCTAGTACTGCCCAGTTGCCAGCACCATACTCTCGTATTCTTAGCAATTGACCAATTGTTAAATTAACTTCAGATTCTTGATATAGTCCTACAATTTCATTAGTGATTCTAGATTTTTCTGAGAACCCTTCAGCCCACCAATCAATAGTAGTCCAGTAATTTCTTGTGTTGTATGATTGAGTAGCAGTTCTATAAAACTCTTTTGCTTTTTCATTCCAGCTGTAGATGCTCCAATAATTTCTCACAGTTGAATCAGATTTAACTAAAACTGCAAATTGTCTAACAGACAACGCTGCTGAAAGATATTTTGCTCCAGAATTTACAACAGTCACAGATATTACTCTACCCAATCGATCAATGTTGGCACGCAATATCGCGCCTGATCCTGATCCAGTAACTATAATTGGAGGAGATACCCTATATCCATATCCGGCTTCAATAACATCTACAGTATCAATTTTTCCATTAGCAATATTTGCTTTTAAAATTGCGGGAGATATCTTTGACGTAGAAACTAATGCTAATTCTTCTTTAGTTTCTACCGTTCTATCATATAGATTTTTAACATCTGCCGGGGCAACTTCAAAAGAATTTAATCTAGTAGTATTAATAATTTCTGCAAACGGTCTTGTTTTTAAAATATTATTAATAAAATCTAAAGTTATTTGTGTTGCTTTGTTTCTATCAACAAACATACTCTGACGAGGTCTGCTTGATAAACCATACTTAAATTTTGTTGGCAGTTTAAAATCTGGAACATCTTTTCCTGTAATATCGTAACCAATTAATGAATCAATCCATTTATTTTCTAGTTCAGGAGACGGCAGGCTGTCTGCTACTCCTTCGGTTAGAAGCTGATATTCTCTATGGACTTGATTAATTTGTTTGCTGTTTTTATAGAACTGAATAGTAACAGATACATTATTTCCAGTAATTGCTATTGTCGGATTATATACTGCAATTTTTTCGTTGTCTATTAATGCCGCAAAAGTTATTCCTGTACCTAAAGGATTTTGAATGTATTGAGCTACTGAACTTGCAGCAATCTTTCTAAAGTTTTTATTAGTTGGTAACGTTATTTTATCTTTAACCCAGTAATAATAAATTCGAGAACTTACTCTTCCAGTCAAAATATCTACATTTTCTTTAACAGAGTATGAACTATTATCAGGGTATAGTGGTGTTCCCGATACTCCAACACTGAATGCGTCAGCTGTGACTGTTATATCAGCCCACTCACTAGGAAGATATTCAGTTTCAACCCATTCATACACATCAATCGACGATCCGTATGCTAAAGAGTTCCATCCTCCTAACTTGTAAGAAATGTCACCCTGGTTATAATTTGCCCACTTAACTGTGCTTGTGTCCCACCACAAATAACCTACCATGTTGTCAAACCAGGCTCTAGATGCGTCAGCAGAAGTACCAACTGAATAAACTGCAGGATCGTAGGATGTTTTAAATTTTAATTCTTGTTCAGCGACTGATAAAATTTTTCCGTTTAACGGATCTATTACATCAACGTCTAATAGTTTAATATTTGAATCGGAATCGAATAAAGATAACGATTTTAATAATGTTAAATCAACTACAGGCTCTTGGCTACGTAACGGTGACCAGGCATTGATATTTTTATATTTTCTAAATGTTTGAACCTTACCTATGACTGAACCAAGAAATGCATCTTCCGAAGATGTAAATGCAGGAGATCCTATAATCACTCGATCGTCAAAACATGCTAAAGATTTTCCAAAATTTTCTCCAGTGATTAAACCTTCATCAAAAGATTCAGATAATATAAACGTATCACCGTATCTATTATAGATATAAACTTTACCAGTAATTCCTACCGGGTCTCTAAATCTTGTTAGCAAGTAGTCAAAGTTAGTTTCGCCTCTATCAAAATTTATTAATGTAGATGCTACAGCCGAACCTGCAGTAATGGCTATTGTGTCAGCCGTTGGAGATACTGATATTTCGTCTCCGAATCTTTCAAAGAAATCAAAAGAGTAACTTTCTAATCGTTGAATATATTCAAATCTATTATTAACATTTTTAAAGACGAACACAGCACCTTTGTCTTTTTCTTTAATGTCGGCATCCGGAGCTGAAACAAATAATAAATTTCCTTCACGGCTTAATACAACCTTAAATCCAAGCTCGTCTCCGGACTCTAGATCGTCAGTGATAATATCATTATCGTCGATCGTTTGAACTAGTTCATAAATGTTTTCTTGATTTTTTAGATAAACAAATACTGCTCCAGTATTATATTCAGATGCGTTCGATACCTTTTCCCATACTGTTCCACTAACTGGAAGTTGATTTAAACTTTCAATAGCTAGTAATTTATAATATGTTGGTTGTGCTGACTCGACAATTTTTACAACATCGTTACGATTATATTCTTGATAAGACTTCCATGTACCTTTATAATTTTCTAAATCCGCAGTATCGGCAAACGGAGCTCCTACTACTAACAACGACGCATCTGAGGACATTGTTGTAGAATATCCATATCGATCTCCTACATTTAATAACTCAGGAGTTTGATCTCCAACCAAACCAACTTCAATAGATGAACCATCATTCGGATAAGCAGGCTGTATTGGCAATATACCAGCATTGAGAGAATTAACTAATTCCCAACCAACTGTGTCTGTTGTAATCGTTGTACCGCTATTTTTAAAATACGGAACAGTTGATCTCCAATAGTTATTATTATACCATACTATCGATCCAGTTGCATAATCGTTGGCTGGGTTAAAAATCCCTACAAAGTTATTATCATCCGATTGTGTCCAATTAATACCGTCAAAACTGTATAGATAAATTCTTCCTTTGCTATCTAACGCACCAGGAGCAGAAATAGCCATATAATATGCTTCTGATGCTCCTCCTATGTTAGATCCTAAAATTCTAATTTGGTCTCCAACGTTATATCGTGTTCCTCGAACATTAACCGTAGCAGCATATCTGCCGTTAGATCTAACCAGTTCAAAAATTGCTCCTGAACCGCTTTGACTAATGTCAGTACCAATAATATCCGAATATGACCCTAACCCTACTGATGTTCCTACGAAACTAACTCCGGATTTAGCAACACCTGAGATAGTAAAGTTTCTGATACTGTTATCAATAAACTTCATTGGATTAGCAGATGGCGATGATGCTGATGTTAAAGTTACAATTTGTTTTGTTAAAGGGTCACTGTAAATTGTAAAAGATGTACTGTTAATAATCTCTTTTACAAAGTACTGGCTTCCTGAAGAAATCCCGCCGACCGCACTGCCTGTAAAGACAATAGGCATATCAACTCTTAATGTAGCTGTAGATCCTACAACAACCGTTGAGTTAGTTTCAAATGTTCCAACAGTGGTTATTGGTAAGTTTGGGCTTACTCTAATTAAAAGATCGTTAGCCGGTGTGTCACCGCCCAGTGTTGTACCCGGAACCAAAATAGTAGATCCCGATCTATATTTTGTCAAGTCTCCTAAATTGCCATCCGATGTTGATGTTACATAGGCTTTCCATGGAGTTGCTAAACTTAAAAATGTGCCTGCTGAAACTTCTTCCCAATATTCAAGATTAGTAGGGAGAATCGGTTCTGATACTTCCCAATAGTCAGTATCAGTTGGTAACACAAATTGTACTTCTTGTATTGATCCATCCAGTCCATTTTTAACTCTATAGTACGAAGACGATCTAAACGGATACTTAACCACATCTCCTGTATAGTAAGTGGCGTTCGAGTCCCACACACCTCGATCTGTCTGGGTATCTTTTATACAGCCATAATATCTTAAACCTAATCCTGGAGCAGAATATGAAACAATACTTCTTCCAGTGTATCCCACACCTCTGTTGATTATTGCTACTGCGTATGTATTTCTAGTACGTGTTACATTAAACACAGCCTCATTAGTTGGAATAGTGGAGTTAATACCTGTAAGATTAGAATATGTTTCAGATCCAATAATTGAACCGCCGGTGTCAATGGCTGTTACTGTAATTAACAAATCGTTTTCTGGAGACGACCCACCTACCTGTGTTCCTAATACATTTATTTGATCACCTAACGCATATCTTGTACCGCCGTTTCTCACGGTTACTACATATGTGCCACCGGATTTTGTAATGTTAAACGAAGCGCCATTTCCTGAATCACTGATGTCTGTACCACCAATGTTTTGGTATGTGGCATCTTTTAATCCGCTAGTTCCCACAGCATCAACAATAGTAATACCGCCGTTAGGGTCAATTGCTTTAACAATTAACGTTACATCACCGCTGGTGCCTTCAATACCTTCTTGTTTTCCGATTGAAACACTGCTACCAAATAGTTCGTTAGCTTCCGGGCGAGGACTGATAATTGTTTTTCTATATGTCCATTGACCTTGTGTAAATTCAAAAATATCAACACATCCCTGTTTAGGGTATCCTGGATTAGTACCTATTAAGTTCTTAGCTGCAGGTTGTGCTTCATGTAGATCAACTGGGCTCCAGTCATCGCTACTTAGGTTGATTGTGCTGCCGTCACCTAAAATAGGTTTGTTAGCTTTCCATAATTTTCCTGTGTAAATCACAGTGTCGTTGGTATTATATTCTGCCGAGGTACTATACTGCCCTTTAAATCCAGAAGGAATTCCAGAAGCAGTTGGTGACGCAACAAGTAACCATCTTCCGTCCGGACTTACCGATAACACAGTTCCGTATGATCCTAATAGCTCAGGTGCAATTTCAAATATAGGACTTAATACTTGACTAGGTACTAGGCCGTCTAAACTCTGTGTATAAACAATTACAGCAGAATCTCTCGATGTATCGTTAGAAGCAACTCTAGCACCAGGATTAGACACAATAGTCTGATCCCTTGACGGAACGTAAGCAACCGCACTGCCCATGCTTGCTGGGAACGAAACACCATATTCTGATATTCCTGTTTTAGAATATTGTTTTGTACGCTGTAATACTTCCCAATTTCCGGTAGCATTTTTATCTAACCATACTTTAGAACCTAATGGAAGAATTGAAAAATCTTCCTTTATTAATTCGTCAGTGCTGGATATTCTCGCTGGCAGGAAAACACCAACATTACAGAAAGAACTTTGATCTATTTCTGGTGGTTCTTCAAATCCCAATACCTCTATAACGATTGTTGTAGTGTTTGACGCTTTAATTTTATAAAAACCTGTCAACCCTTTAATATTTGTTAAACCAATAATAGTTCCGGTTGTTAAACGATGTGGTCTGTTAGTTGTTATAACTGCATTTCGTTGATCAATGGCCGCAACCGCAATTACTGTTACATTGGTTATTTTATATCGTAAAATATCCCAACCACCCGTTTCATACGTTATCCAAATTACAGAACCATCATTAAACTGTGTTACATCGTTTCCGATTAATTCATCAAAATTCTTAATTACAAAATCTACGTCATCGACATTAACATACCCTGCTCCGGAATTAGGAACAGAAATATTTTTAGTTTGAATAATTTGATTTTTACTATCACCAATTTGATAATTTTGGTCTGATAATACTATGTAATTTTTATATTCATTTTGATCAATTGAACGATCATTTAAAATAATAGGTTGAGGATTTAGTTTAAATTGGTCTTTGCCTATTTTAAATTCAATTTCATTAAATTGATCTGTTCCACCAATTTGTCCTAATCTAAATGCCCATTCTTCATTTATTTCAATAGCATCGCTATCAACAGAACTTATTTTATCAAATATTTTTTTGATAGAATTGTTAGTTCCTTTTTCTCTAATAAATCCTTGATATAATCTGTATTGTGTTACATCGTCTTCGGCAAGATCTCGTAGATAATCTCTAGATTGATATCCAATAGAATGTCTAGCTAATTCTCGCTGACTAGATCCCAACCCTTCCGAATCTAAATCATAAAAGTCTTCAAACTGACTTATCCTATAATCAAAATTTGCTACTAAACCAGTTTCAGGACGACTATCTAATTTTTCCCAGTTGCTAGGATTAAATTCAGCCTCTCCCGATTGTGCTACTTTGCTTACGTAATTAAATTCTTTATAGGTAGCAATATCTCCTAATTTGTAATCAACAAACGGTGACCACGGTTGGATATTGACATCGTCGAATAAAAATCCAGGACTAGTATAATCGCCATCCCAATCAGTTGTTCTAAAACCTAAAACTTTGATTCTCTGCTGTCTATATCCTGGACCCTTGTCAAACATGACATCATTGAACATAGTTCTATCAGAAAATACAACTACGTGTTCTTTTAACACATAGTTAATTCTAGCAAAATATATGCCGTCTCTGATATTAACTGGAGCTATAGCAAATTCGTTGTATCGTCTTATAACATCAATGTTTGCCGGTAATAATTTAGTTCCGTCGCTCTTTAAAATTGTATATTCATAAAATGAATCTAAAAGGTTATCTGCAACTCCGCCGGTAGATATTAATTTTAATTTAATGGCTGCAGGGCTTACTGATAAGATTGCTCCCGGTGCCCAGTTATGACTGGTCCAGAACATAAATTCTTTTGATGTAGTTTCCCAGTTAGCAACTGATTGAAGTTCGCTGCTGAACTCGTCGAATACAAATCCAAGATCTTTTAATCGTTCTCCGTATCCTAATAAGAAATCAACAACATCTTGAACTGTTTCTAACGCTGTTCCGTATGATAATCTCTTTAAATCTGTCTTGTCAAAATATGTTCTTTTGGTTGCTTCAATAGCACCAACAAGAGGAATTTGAGTTATTCTAACCCATTTAGTTGCATCAAACTGGTCTTCCGATGTGTGGGCTGTTACAGATCTAAAAAATTGCTCGTTGTATCTTACAATTATACCTTTGGTATAGAATTGATTGTTTTGCCACGCAACGTATGTTTCGCTAACACCGCCTACAAATATTTTAGGATCTGCGTTGGTTGGTAACGAAGGATAATATTCAAAATATGTGTTTAGTCGATCATATCCTCTAATAATCCATGCTCTAGCCGACTTTTCAAGTATAACTCCGGAATATGTAAGACTCTGTACAGATGATCCGATGTTAAAAAATATGTCATAATTTTCTGGAGGTATAAAAACACTGCTTGTAGATGCCTGTGGATTTTTAGAATCTAAAATATATTTCTGTTGTGACTTATCAACAAATCCGCCAATTCTATTAGACATGTTAATATCAAAATTTTCTAATTTTTCAATTAATGATGTTTTGTCTTTTAGATCAACTTTTAAATAATTGTCAATATAGTAAAACAATCCAGACGGAGTAATATCGCCATTAAGGATTTCCAGTAAGTCAGAAATTTTAACAAAATAATTACTGTTAGAACTTACAAGCTGACCTAATTTATTTTTCTTAACTTTAGTTTTATCTAAACTTGCAGGAATAAATTCAAAAGGTCTTAATAAGCACAAAGCAAAAATAACACTGAACGGATAAGCAGAACTTTTTCTCCAAGCATACTCTGCCGGAGCGACATCACCAAATTTAAAATCTAGTTGATTATTAAATGTAGAATAATTGTCAAGAACATTTAATAGTAACGGATTTTTTAATTCACCGTCTTCATCTGTAGGAATAATATCTAGTAAATTAGATCTCTTATATCTGTCATGCTGGCCGGCTCGTGGGCCTTGACGAATTATACCGTCCTTTAAGTCTTCCCATAAAATTAAGTTTCCGCTGGTATATGGAGCAGGACCGTATTCATCTTCCCACCATAGTGGTTTTTGTGTAAAGCCCAACATTTCCCAAGGTGAAATATGTGGTCTGTCAGTATCATATAAAGATAAAAACATACCTCGCCAAAAGCTAGGCAATTCTTCTCGAGTAGTTTTATCGACTACTTGAGAATATGTATAAGTGAATGGGTTTGACACTTGATAAAAATTATTACCAAATAGATCAATGTCAGTAGTGGATGCCCATCTTAAAAATTCTTGATTTATTACTGTATTAAAATTAGACTGTGTAAAGATTCCAGTTTTATAAAATGACGATAATGTTTTATCAATATCAAATGTTTCTTCGTCATATTCAATTTTTATGTTATTATAAATTCGTTTTTCTAATTCTAATAATAAATCGTCTCTAAAGTCGTTGAATGCAATTGTTATACTGCCGTCGTGGCCTCTTATTACCTTTTTAGGTTCTAGGTATGTAGTATCAACATAGATTTCTGGTTCGTATTTTTTATACATTCCCATCTTGGTAGGTGTGGGAGGTACAAAGTTAAATGCTGTTGAAAAATATTCTTTAATTTGAATATTATCGTTTTCATTTAATGGTTTTAAAATTTTAACAAAACCAAACGTAGCATCAAACTCGTAGTCTTTACCGTTAATGCCTTGTTGATTGTTTATATACACATAGGTTGCTTTCGATGATATTACCGATAGATCAAATTTGTCACCTAAGGAAAACACATTGATACCAGTGTCTTCAACAGTATAATCAATAGTCGTAAACGCACCAGAACCTACCATGTCAGAATCAACAAATGGTGATTTAATTGTTTTTGCCTGAGAAATAGTTGTTAAAATATCATCAACAAATTTAACAGGATCTCCGTTATCATATGGCAATTCTATAGCTAATGTTAAAAAATTATTTTTAAACTTTTCGTATTCAGCTGAAGCAAATCTAATCGAATTTATTATATTTGTTTCTTTATTGCACAACAAATTAATCGACAAAGTTGGAATACCGGAATGTTTTAAAAATCTTCTTCCGTACTGTTCATAATCAATTAAATCTCTTAAATTGCCGCTACCGGGATATGTTCCTTCAAATCCATCGACTAGCTCAACCATTGATCCTAAATGATCGTTAAGCTGTCCTAAAGTAAATGACTGTAGATCTTGATTTAACGGATTTCTTTCAAGACCAAACGGGATTTCATAATAACCATCAACTGGTTCAGCGTCTGAATAAACTTTAAAGGTCACAGTGTCACCTGATATCAGTTTATTACTAACAGTTATTTTCTTTTTATTGTTTTCAATAACAGTACTAATAGGAGTTACTAAATTTCCATTAACATAGCAAATTGTTTTATCTCTAGTAGATGAATTCCAATCACATGCTGTTGAAATTACAACATTGGTATCTTCTAATACTGTAATCGTTTGAATAATTGCCTGCAAATATTTGCTGTCAATCAGTGTCCATCCGTTTTCGTATGTGTATTCAGTTAATGATCTATTATTTCTATAATACCCTTTATTCACTAATTCTGTGATAATTTGAAAATTTTCTTGGTATGAGAAGTTATCACGGTCCCAGTCAAATTCAAACTGGATGTCTCCTGAATTGTTAATATTCAGATAGCTTAATGGAAACTCGAGTTCGGTATCATTATTTCCCGTACCAATCACATAACTAATAATTTCTGATCCAGTAAATGACGAAGTGTTGTACTTTGTTAAATCTCCTACAGATACCCCGTCAATGTCAAATACATCAAATAGTGGCGGTTGATTTACCTTTGTTTTTTCTTGGCTTCTAATCCATGATTCACCGTTAAAGTGAAACATCTTATTTCTATTTTCTACACCACGTTTAACAACCAGCCCTTCACCGGGATTAGAAACAGTATCAGTAGTCTCTACCAAACTAATTTGTCGTCTATTAACAATATTAGTACTAGCTTGTACTGTAATAAATTTAACTTCAAATATTTTATTTTTTACTAAAGGATCAGGATCTGCTGTAAAAAGAATTCGATATCCGTCTGTTAAAGGTTCTCCGTCGATGTTATAACCAGATGACCCTTCAATGACTGAAAATATATCAGTAGTAAAGTCGTCAATTAAATCAACACTGGTTTTAGCAACAACGCCATGATTAAACAGTTGAAGGTCGGCATTAAATTCAATAATTGGTCTTTTTGCTCTTAGATTTTCATCTATTTTTGCATCAGTGTTATTGAGCTCTCCGGTATATTCTAATACAGATCTATGGAACCATCTATTATATCTGCTCCATGGATTTTTATCTAAACTAGATCGATTAATTGTGATATAGTCTTTGCTTCTTGGATACGATAGTGATTCATCAAACGGTTGGTCATCGAATCCGCCATCGTCAAACAACACTTCTGGATTAGGATTCGAAATAGGTGGAAGTTCAATGGTTTCCCAATTAATTAATCGTATAGCATCTCCAACACCCTCGATTACCCAAGATCCTTGTTTATAAATTGAAGGTGATGTTTGTCCTTCAAATTTAACTCTTAGACCATTGGTAAATTTAACTCCGTTCGAACTAATATATTTTTGCTTGCCTATAACATCTTTCTCAATATCTAAGAAAGTGTTTTCTTTAATTTCAGCGATCCTAAATGTTCCAACTCTATCTCGAGTGGTCGAACTTTGATAATATAATAATTCAGGAGCATCGTTAGGTACTTCAAATATAACTTTTCCTACTTGAGTTCCGCTGTTAGTCACTCCCTTGGTATAATTTGATTGCTCACCTAATACATTTGAGGTTCTGATAAAAAACGGGTCGCCTGGCGAATTTACGTCAAATTCGTAAGTTTGGCCGCGGTATAAAGTAATTGACGGATTTTTCTTAAGTCCGTCTGGATAAAAAATCCACTCTGATGTTCCGCTGGTTCTCACACGGTACGATGATATTGTTTCTCTTGCTTGTCCTTGAACAGCAACCGAATCAACTCCAACTGGTTGCCAATAATATTCTCTGTAATTAACAAATTTGTCCCAGTCAATAGGAGGAGCCCAAGCATATGAATCATTGCCTGTAATTTGATCATCTCTTTCTAGACTGTTGCCAAAGAATTTTAATTGATTTTTAAAATCAATATAATCGTTGAATTCAGAGATTCTATTGTTTTTTCTAACAACTACAGCAGGTTCTAATTGATAAGCATCACGTAATGTATCGGCTCTATCTATATAGACATCAGTCGAGTTAAAAGTTTTTCCGTACTTTCTTCCAATGTATCCAGATAACTTTTCTAAAGTACCTGGTTGTACAAGAGCGTCTAACGTAGCACCTAAGAATTTTTCATTGGCGTTAGTCTGAAAAATATCAGGTAACAGTTCAATAGTTCTTCTAATAGGCAATCCGCTAGATTTAAAAACTTTATTTTCCATCTTTATCTACTCGTTGTTGTAATGATTTGATTTGCTGACAAATTTAATTCAGTAGCTGTGATATTTGAAATAATTTCAATATTATCAACGTTTGCTGAACTAATAAAAATTTCATCGGGCCTTGATTGAATTTCTAACAAACTTCCAAACACTTGATTAGGCTGTTTAGGTACTAACACCATGTTACTAATGTCAGGTGAATTTTGTGTAATAACGTATGTAATCAATTCGCTGGCAAAAAACTTATCGCCAAAGTCCCAATTTTCAATTGAAAAGAACTGTGCTATAGAGTTAATTATCCTAACTTTAAGGTCGTTATTATTAATCGACTTGGATGGATTCTTGACCACTTTAAACGTAGCTTGAAACTCTGATTGTGCTATGTCACCAAACAATGAAAAATATCTCACCGGATGATAAACGATTTCATCACTGAGTGATTTAATATCGTCTAATGTTGATCCAAACTGGATTTTTAATTCTTCGCTTGTTGGCGATGGCGGTTCAATGGTTCGATTTCCAGCAATCCACTGTCTGTATTCAGTATCGTAAATTCTTGTTAGAAGATAGATATCAATAATATTACTTGAGCTAGGATCTATTCTTCTATCAACTCCGGCATTATGTATATACTGAAACTTAAGATTTGATCGGCCAACATATGCTACATATACTGGTTCTAATATAAAGGATCTTGTGATTAGGTCAGTTCTTTTAATAACATTTTCAGCAGAGTCGTAGAAATAAACTAGCTGGTTGTGCTCAAAGTCATTAACATTTGTATTAACTTCTCTATCACGAATAATGATTAGGCCATTTACATTAGGAACGTAAATTAATTGTTTAGAACCAAAATCATCTAATTCTTCTTTAAAGAACAAATATCTATCGTTGTTATCAAATCCAACAACTTCGTCAAAACTATCTGGATTGTCAATTACTCCGTCGTTGTCGGAATCATAATAGACAACTTTTATCGAATCAGTACTTTGATATCCATCATCATATCTCACAGAATCATAAATTTCAAAAGGCACGTCTTGTTTTAATACTTGATTTTGATCAACAATAGCCAACACCTCGTTAAACGTAAATGTTGGATTTGCGTTTCTTAATGTAACAATGTCTTGAGCAATCTCAATAATGCTGCGATCTCTTCCTTCTGGAACTCTATTAATTCCTAGAATCTTAATTTGATCTTTAATTACCTGTCTAGTTTTACTATCATAAATTTTTTCATTTTTGTCAAAATAGAATCTATTTTGTAGTTCGCTGGCAAAAATATAGTCAGATGATCTAACTCTAATAATATATTCGTCACCATCAAAAATAAACGCAGCTAACCACGAACTATCAATATTTGTATTTCGAGTGTCGCCTGCTTGTCCTAAACTAAAATTACCATTTAAGTCAAGATTTGAGCTTGTTACAATTTTCCATTGTCTTGTTGATATGTCATATCGAATACCAAAAATTCTTGACGCAAACATCAACTCCACTACTTCAGTTTCAAACTCCGATGAAAAGTTATTAACAAACTTAGGGACTACTTGTGTAGGTAGAGCATTCGATGGAATTGGATCGCTTAATATGATTGGTCCAAATCCAGTATTAAGATTACCGCGACCGGCGTTAGTTCCGTCTCCAGCAACGCTAACAATTTTAGTCCATATATATTTTCTTTGATCTACATCAGCAGGATCGTATTCTACAACTTCATTATTTTTAAATGCTTGAGATTCTTGAGGTGGAATAAATTTTACCAATGCGCCGGCTTCGACAAATCTCATGTTACTATTTGTGTAGATGCCTACCTGAACTGGTGTTCTATCAAACACATTACCAAAATATCCGGTTGTTGATGTTTCGTCTGTAGTAGTTTGACTCCACGATACATTAACGTCAGATGTAAAAATTTTATCAAAGTTAGTAATGTAAAAATTATAAATTTCACCTGAATCAATTATAGGCTCAAATGTATTTCTTATAAAATTTAAAATTGTATTTTTATTTTTTGATTTAAATGTAAAAGTTTTTTCGTAGTTTTTTCTATAAATTAACCCATCATCAGCAAACACATTTACCTTAGAATATTTTCCAGAGGCATCGATAATATCAAAATTTCTACTAATTCCACTGCTGGTTCTGTTAATGGATTTTACTTTTAAAATCTCTTGCGAACTGCCTAACGGAGCAAGATTATAATCTTCTCCGGTAATCATTCTGTTCTGTGTATAATATATTGCCGGAGCATTGGTTCTTATTGATTCGATATCTTCCGACGGAGCACTGTTAGCTACGGTATAATTTAAACTCAATGAAAGTGTTAGAGTATGCTGTATTCCTAACTTATTGACATAAGGTACCGCAATTGCAATTCCCTTAACTTCGCTTGGCTCTATTGAATATCTTAAACCATTCGATACTCTATAATAAACTCGCATAGCGCCAACTGGTAAATTTCCATATACACCGTCAGCAAAATTTAAATCAACAGCATCATCAGTTTTAGTAATAATTGAATAGATGTTTCGTTGATTATTTTTTAAACTGTTGTAAGCAATATTGTTACCAACTACAGCCGAAACTTGTGTCCATAAATCTGTTTCAATATTTTGAGAATCAAGTTTGTACAGCCATATATCGTTGTTGTTAATCCCTGTGGTGTTTATGCTTACTTTTTCGTTAGGTACGGGCTGTGTTACCTGGAAGTCAGCAAGTTCTAAACTTCCTTGTTTAAACATCATAAAGAATCCAGTATTAGGACTGGCATTACCTTTGCCGTCTTGTTTATAAACAAACCCTAATTTATTTCCTGGAAACGGTGCTTCTTCATAAATTTTATTTTCGTCTTTGAATGTTGTACTAACGATTTCAAAGGCCATAAAGCGGCCGGCCACTGTCTTACTAAACGTATAAACAGGAACGTCTGCTGTAGATGTATTAAATCTGTATTGATCAGTTTGAATACCGTCAATAACTGATGATAATTGGCTTCTGCCGAATTCTACATTATCGACCATCGATGAATTCATAACCAACAAAAACTGTTCGAACCAGTTAGGGTTAGTAGGATCATTCCATTGGACTGACTGTCTTGCTAAATTTCTTCCGTTACTATCAATTAATGTGTCCGTGGTGCTGATAGTATCAAATTTTAATAGGCCACTAGCTCCGATATTTCTTTTAGCGTTATATGCCAATGTTCTGGCAAGTCGTAAAACACTTTCTTTACGTTCTGCTAGTTCAATAAAGTTTTCTCTAGATGCTAGATCAATGCGGAATGAAAGGCTTTGCCCTAAGAATGCAATTAAGTCAATTAAAGCAACATATTCGGAACTTTCAATGTAATCGTTAAAATCTTCGGGATAGTTTTCTCTGAGATAAGAAATCATAACACGACGAAGATTTTCAAAATCGTATGATTTGAAATCTGCGTTTTTAAATGTTTGATAAACTCTAGTCCAATCTTCTGCTAGAATTAAATTATTTTGCCTTGCTGTTGTGGTCATATTTCTTATCCTGTCTAATATTTATTTTGATTTATTATGTACGCATATTAAATCGTAGGAATATTTCTACTGTCAAAATCTAAAATCATGCTATCAACCACGTTAAATGGAAGATACATCAGTTCAACTTGTATTCGTATGCCGTGCTCTGTAGCTTCTATTACTACGTTATTAACCTTTGTTCTAGGATCATTATTAACGATTGCTTCAACATCATCGGCAACAACTTTTTTATTTGATTCACTCATTGGTTCAAAAATCATATCCCAAATTGCTGTTCCAAACTCTGGATTTTCTACTTTCTGTCCTCGTTTGATGTGGAAATGATTAAGCAAATCTTGTTTGATTAAATCAATATCATACTGTTTAAACCCAGCTTTAGCATTTCTAGAATTAAATCCTTTGTATGTGAATGGCTTAGGATTAATGTTTCCTATACTAGCTTGATTTGTAGCAACTGTTTTTTGATTATATAATTTTGCCATATTATTCTCCTGTTACATCTCGGTCTGTTTTTTCTGGTGTAACTTTTGTAGGGTCTAGATGTTCATGATCTGCCCACGGTTCGTGCATTGGTATTCTTTTCATTATAGATAATACAGTTTCTTGGCTCTTGTACTGTGTGTCTTTCCATGTCAATGTATCATCAATAACTGCTAGATTAAATGTTGTTAGTGCTGTCGGCTTAACTGATGCTGTTGCGACTTCTGCTGCTGATGCTGGATCGCAGTTCATTTCGATCCGTGCTGCTTCTTCGATATGTTTTCCTGCCGATTTGATATTAGTGTTTGTTCCTGCCTGTAATCTTAAATCTACAGATGTTTTTAAACTAATTGTTCCAGTTGAAGAAATTTTAATTTTTCCATCGACTGTAGAATTACTATCGCCCATCACTTTAGAAAAAACATTAGTATCTACAGTTTGATGATAGTTTCCTTTAATATATTCTTTTACATCCTTAGTAACAATGTTAATTAAATCAGTAGCTACTTCTGTCTGTACTCTACCTTCAAGAGTTTTAATATTAATATTTCTTTTAGCTTCCATGTTGATATCTCGATCAGCACGAATGTTTAAATCATTTTTTGTATGAATTGAAATGCTATCTTCAGCAAAAATATCAACCTTTCCATTACTGGTTAATTCAATCCAAGTGGTTCCTTTAGCGTTACCAATGTAGATTAAATCTTCTGAGTTGTGTAATAAGATTTGATGGCCGGTGCGAGTTCTAATACGAAAGTATTCACTAGCTA